AACATCGTTGGTGTTGCTGGTACTCCTCCAACAGGATTAATCACCTACTTAACAGCTGGTGCTTATCTTGATTCTGAAGGCGCACCAAGAGACGGACGTAGATCATGTATCGTTGAGCCTTTCACATCTGCAACAATCGTTGACAGCTTAAAAGGTTTGTTCATGCCCCAAGAAGCGATTGCGGAGCAATACAGGAAAGGTTTGATGGGTCGTGATTCAGCTGGTACAAACTGGAAACTTGACCAAAACGTGGTTTCACAAACTTTTGGTTCATACTCTGGTAACACATTGTCTGCTGACACAACTGCACAAGTTGGTTATTTGACAAGTGGTTGGGCACAGTATTCCACAATTCAGATCAAAGCATCTGCTTCAAGCACATTGAACGCTGGTGATGTGATTCAAATTGCTGGTCTCTATGCAACTAACCCACAAAACCGCCAAGCGTATGGTTCAGGCAAACTGCGTAATTTTGTTGTTACAACTACTACAACAGTAGGAACAGGCGCAACAAACATTCAAGTTTCTCCTGCAATTATCGTTGGTGGTCAGTTCCAAAACACAATCGTGATTGGTTCTACTTCAACTACAGCCGTAGTAACACCTTTCAACAACACAGGTACTTTGTCTCCACAAAATATCATGATGCACAGAAATGCCTTTACTCTTGCCGTAAATGACTGCGGCTACTTACAAGCAGCGTAAGTAGAAAACTGTCCCTGATTGACTTGGAGTGCCTGAAGAGGTTAACAAGGGCCAAGCAGACCGAAAGGTCGTGCAGGCTGAACGACTAAGTGGGATGGCAGCGAAAGCTGATGCGATAGTCTGAACTCTGCTATAACTGAACTGAAGGCAGAGAGGAGAATCCGAAGAGTTTCTCCCGCCACAAAAGTGGTCAGTAGGCGCAAGCCGAAAGTAACAGAAATGAGCCGATTTAGAGCTTCCTGAAGGTGTGCATTTTGCGGGTCGTGCCTCTGATAAAGAGATCGGTCTGTCAATGCGTGTCGTACGTCAATACACCATCAACAACGATAGTATTCCTACTCGTTTAGATGTGTTGTACGGATGGGCGCCTTTGTACCCTGAACTCTCCTGCAGAATTGCAGCCTAATCAACTTATTTAAAGGAAAACACAAATGAGTAATCCAGGCCCAGCAACCACAGTAACGGCACACCCAAGTAATGTCACCACAAATCAAACATTGCGTTTGATCGGTGTCGCAAAGGGTGTTAACTTAAATGCTGTTGGTTTTACACCAGTTCCAGTAAATAACTCTACTGCGTATCTGCCACAGACTTTGTTAGTAACTAACGTAAACAATGCAGGCGCAACTGTTGCATTGTCTACAACTACTGCTTTAAGTCTTACAACAACAAACGTAGGTTCACCCTCTAGTTTGTTCCCAGCATTGACCACAGCCCAGATTTCTGCTTTGGCAACTTCACCTCTTGGTGTTTCATTGTCAACAGCATCAGCTAATACACCATCATTACAAGGTCAAACTTTGTATGTTGATGTAACAACTGCATCTGGCGCAACTGGAACAGGTGATGTATATGTTTATGGCTATGACTTTAGCTAATCCACGCTAAAAAACTGAGAAAAGGCATCCTCAAAAGGGGTGTCTTTTTCTCTTTTTAGACTATAATTAACTGTAATTTCCCAAAGGAAACACCATGTCAAGTACCACAATTTCAAGAGGTAACATTCTTGAGCAATTCGTTATCGCACCAAATTTGACTCCAGCAGCGTTAACAACTTCATCCACACAATCTCTGCAAACATTTGCTATTGCAGGACTTCAAGCCTCTGATATTGTTACTTTCTTACAATATCAAGGAAATCAAACATCAAACATCATTATTTCTAATTGTGATGTGGCTTCTGCTGGTGTTTTGACAGTTCAATTCCAGAACACATCTGGTGCTGCAACTGCAATTACTCCTGCTTCTGGCGTGTATGATTTCAAAGTGCATCGTGTAGAAGGCTCACCAGTCGCAACTAACGCTGCTTAATCATGGCAAATACAAGCGTTTTTAGGCCAGTTGGCCCATCATACGTTGTAGCTGTTTCGACTACCGCTTCAACTGCTTTGACTGTTACTCCAGCGGGTAACGATCAAATCAATTATTGCGGTTTTCTTAACACTTCAGCCAATCCGATTGCGCTTACGATTACAGAAGCTAACGCTCTGAACTCGGTCACAGCTCCTGCAGCGGTATTTCCGACTAATGGAACTCCTACTAACACAGTAATACTCGGCATTTCTATGTCAACACCAATGGTAATTGCAGTTCCGTCTAACGGATTCTCTGTAAGCGCCATTACTGCGACATCGACTGCTAATTTGTATATTACTCCTATGGCAGATCAATCATGACAAACCAAGTTGCAAACACAAGTACCCCAAATACTGTTCTTTTGAACACGTTTGCACAACAGCCAGTTATTGCAAGTGGATTTGGTACAGCTCCCACAATCAAGGGATTGACTCCAAATTGTTTTGCGGTAACAGTTGGGAGCGGAGGTGCTGCATCTGGTACGTTAACACTTCCTGCCGCTCCAAATGGTTGGTTGTGTACTGCCAATGATGTTACAAACGGCTCAAATTTGTTTTTACAACAAACGGCAAGCACCACAACGTCAGTAACTATGACAGGTTATGGCATTACAACAGGACTAGCAGCAAATATGTCTGCTGGTGATGTTATTGTTATGACTTGCACACCTTACTGATGACAAACCAAGTTGCGCTAACCCAAACAACGAATATTGTTCCTGTTCAGGCAATATTTGATGTCAATGGTGTGTGTGTTGGATTGGTTGGGCCAGGGGGTGAGTTCTTCTCACCTCCTCTTTCGTCTGACATTATTTCTAATGCCTCAATTTTCACTAGTACGATTAATAGTACGCCAATTGGTGCGACTACTCCGTCAACTGGTAGCTTTACGACTTTATCTAGCCCCAACGTCAATATTACTGGTGGCTCAATTTCAGGCGTAAGTATTACGATTACTGCGCTAAACAATACTCCTGTAGGAAATATTACTCCGTCCACAGGTGCTTTTACATCTTTAAGTGCTACATCTTCTAATTTCACAAATTTAAGCGTTACAAATACGATCACAGGGTCTATTTCTGGTAATGCTGCGACTGCGACCAATGCGACAAACGCAACAAACGCAACGAACGCAACAAATGCAACATATTCAACCAATTTAGCGGGTGGCTCAACAGGAGCTGTACCATATCAAACAGGATCGGGTGCGACATCCTTTGCGACAGGAACTGGTGTTTTTGTTGGTGGATCGACTCCGAGCTTTACGACAACACCTACTTTTGTAGGCACAAATATCACAGGAACAGCATCTGCCTTGAGTATCGGTGGAAACGCTGCGACTGCAACAACATCAAGTAATATCACAGGAGGGAGTGCTTATGCCTTTCCGTATCAAACGGGTTCTGGTACGACTTCGTTCCTTTCTGCGGGGACTTCAGGGCAAGTTCTCCAAACACTAGGTAGCGCATCTGCTCCGCAATGGGTTAGTCAATCATCTTTGTCGGTTGGCTCTGCGAGTAACATTGTTGGTGGTTCTGCTGGGGTAATTCCTTACCAAACTGCTATCGGTGCAACAGGATTTACTGCTGTTGGCTCTACTGGACAACTGCTTCAATCCAATTCAACAAGCGCCCCAACATGGGTAAATGCTAATACTTTGAGCGTAGCAAGTGCGACTAATTTACTGGGTGGCGCTGCTTATTCAATACCTTATCAATCCGCACTTAATGCAACGACATTTCTTGCGGTGGGTAGTTCAGGACAGGTTTTAAGCGTTACAAGTGGCGGTGCTTTGACTTGGGCAACACCAACTGCTTATGCAACTGTAACGGACGACACGACTACTAATGCGACACGTTATCCTTTGTTTGCTAACCAAACATCGGGTAATTTATCGACTGAGTACACAAGTTCTACTAAACTGCAATACAACCCTAGTACAGGTGTTTATTCTTCACCTAGTTTTTACTCAAGCGGAACGTCTCAGTTTGGCAATGGTTCTGCCAATTACATTCAAATTCAGGGCGGTGCAACAACTATAGCTCCTGTAATAAGCGCAGTTGGATCAGATGCAAACGTGCCTTTAGTGCTACAACCCGCAGGAACAGGAGCATTACAAGCACAACAGACTACATCTAGTGCTACAGGTGGTAATGCTAGGGGTGCTAATGCGGTTGATTGGCAGACTAGTAGAACAAATGCCGCCAATGTAGCAAGTGGTGCATATGCAACAGTTTCAGGCGGTCAAGATAATAGAGCAAGTGGTACATATAGTGCTGTTGCGGGTGGTTATGGAAGTTATGCTTCTGCAACTGCTTCTTTTGTGGGTGGTGGAGAAGGAAATTATGCTTCTGGTTATAGTTCTGTAGTTGTAGGTGGATATGTAAATGGAACATCTACTCAAGTTGGATATTTTAATTTTATTGGCGGTGGTTATGGTAATACAGGAACATCTAATGCCACAGCTACAACTCAAGCGACTACTACAGTTACATCTGGCTCTACTGCGGTAACATTAAGTGGATCAAACGCATCAATTAAAGTAGGTCAAATAATAATTGGAACAGGTATTGTTTCTTTTACTTACGTTGCCGCTATTTCAGGAACATCACTAACCCTATCTCAAAACGCTAACGCATCTGGTTCACCAACCCTATCTTTCTACACACCTCATGGAGTAGTAGTAGGAGGAGGAAATAACCAGGCAACAGGAGCGTATAGCTTTATTGGTGGTGGTGGTGATGCGGGTACTACTGCAAACAGAAATACTGCTTCAGGCGATTGGTCATCAATTTTAGGTGGTAAATCAGCAATTACTAGAGGTGTAATAGGCGCACAAGCCTATGCTTCTGGTGAATTTTCTGCTCAAGGAGATGCTCAAACAGGTATTTATACTTTAAGGAATACAAGTACATCTGCCACTTTAGTTGTATTAACTGCTGATTCTGGAACTGCTGGAACATTAAATCAAGCAGTAATTCCATCAAATTATGCTTACACATTTAGGGCATTAATTACTGGCAGAAACACATCAACAAACGATACTGCTTCATATCAGATACTTGGTTCAATACAAAATACAAGCGGAACTGTAGCTCTTGTTGGAACTCCAAGTGTAACTACAATAGGATACACAGCAAGTGCATCAACATGGGTTGTTTCTGCAACAGCAGATAATACAAATAAAGCAATAAGTATCAATGCAACTGGTGCGGCAAGTACCACTATACATTGGGTTTGTAAACTTGAAACAATAGAGGTCGGATAATGGCATTAAAAATTAACATAGAACAAACTCAATTTGGCGCACCAGCACCAGAGGCTTATGCTCGAGTCACAAACTTCTTTGGAAACAAAGACAACATCCAAGTACAGGTATCTGTGCATTTCTCAAAGGATGCTAGAGATTCAAACCTAAGCCCTGTACTGGAGCATGCACACTATATTGGACTTGCAGACTTGGCGGGTAAGGGTGAGCTGATGACTGCAATCTATGAAGTGCTTAAAACAATGTCTCAATACCAAGGCGCAACGGACGTTTAAAAATGGCTATTAACCAAGACAACGTAGCAGACAAACTTATTCCTACTACTGGAACATTGACTGTTTCTGGCGTTTTGGCGTACACAACAGGAACGACAACAGTTGCGCCTGTTACTTTTACGGCTGGTACAAACCTGACAAGCCCAGTACAAGGCGCAGAAGAGTTTGATGGCGCATCTTTGTACATCACAGGTAACACAACGACTGGTTCTGGCAGACAGATCATAAACGCAAGTCAAGTCGCACAATTGGCATCTAGCGCAACTGTGGCATCTGGCGGTCAATTCTTTACATCTACTGTCAGACCAGAGCTATTGTCAGGACATTTGTACAAATTTAGGTATAGTTTGCTATTTACAAAAGCGACTGCTGGAACGATTACAGTATCATTTTCTAATTCAGCAACGTCTAATTTCACCATATTTAACGCAAATATGCAGTTAATACAGGTGAATAACGGAACTACTGCTATTTACAATTCTTACGCAGCAGCTGCATCAACTTCTACGTTTCCTGTGTCTTTTGGACTATTGGATGCAACAAGTTATTCAGCGTTTATTGAGGGTGACATAATTCCGTCAGCAAACATGAGACTTCAGCTCTTGGTGACAGATTCTGCAGGAACTGTAACGTCTTTGCTAGGCTCAAACTTTCAGTTTACCGATCTTGGGACAACAAACATAGGGAATATTGCATGACCTACGATTGGACTATCAACGATATTGAAGCTGAAAACGAGCAAATTACCAAGGTTTACTATACTTGTACGCTCACCGATGGTGACTTTAAAGTGGAAACTGAGGGTTGGTGGAATATTAGACCTCGTATTCCAATGCCAGTTTTCAAGGAAATCACACACAATAATGTTTGTGCATGGGTAGAAGAAGATAGTACACAAAATGGCGTAAATATAATAAAATCAAGGTTAGCAGAACAACTGGAAAATCTGAAAAAAGAAAAGGTAAAAATGCCTTGGTTGCCTGCTGAAACATTTAAGGTGTCTCTATGACAATGCCAATCGACATTATTACAAGGGCGATGAAAGACATAGGGGCAATAGCTTCTGGTGAAACCCCTACACCTGACGAAGCGCAAGATGCGTTTGATATGCTCAACGACTTACTCGATCAGCTGTCAAACGAATCCATGATGACGTTTTACAAGACTGAGATCATTTTCCCGATAACTCCAGGTCAAACTCAGTACACAATTGGCCCAGGTGGTCAAATTGGCGCTCAAGTGGTTGGATCAATATCAGGAAATATCCTCACGATCACATCCATCAATTCTGGTGGTGTTGCAGTCGGTCAGACTTTGTCAGGAACAGGAATAACGACAGGAACTACAATTGTAGGATTTCTGACAGGCGCTGGTGGTCAAGTCAATGAAGCGGGTACTTATTTATTGAACACGACATATTCGTCAGCAGTTGCGAGTACAACGATTCAGCTTTACTTTCAACGTCCACTAGCTATCAATTCAGGATTTGTTCGGGTAAACACCAATTCAAATGGTACACCTGTTTACCAAGGTGGATTAGATTATCCATTGTCTGTTTTGGACTATGGGCAATATCAAATGATTGGACTGAAGACACTTTCAGGGCCTTGGCCTAAAGCGTTCTACTACCAGCCAACAGAAACATTGGGCAATATCTTTGTGTGGCCTAACCCATCTCAGGGTGAAATGCACTTGTTTGCAGACACATTGTTCACAAGATACGCAACGCTAAACGACACAATGATTCTTCCGCAAGGGTTCACCAATGCTTTACGTTGGCTACTCGCAGAGCGACTCATGCCCATGTTTGGCAAAATAAACGGCACACAATTGCAAATGATCGGAGCATACGCTGCTCAAGCAAAGTCAGAACTCAAGCGAACAAACATGAGACCTCCTCCAGTTTCTAGGTACGATGAAGTGATTACTTCAAGCAGAAGCCGCGATGCCGGTTGGGTGCTTAGCGGAGGCTTTTTTAGATGAAAGTATTACAAATTGTTTTAAAATTAAATATAAAGATTTAATAATAAAATGGATAATTTTTACGTTTATCAGCATAAAAAAGCAGATACTAATGAAATCTTTTACGTTGGTAAAGGTAAGGATAAACGCTTTGTTGAATCAAAAAGTCGTAATCCACATTGGCACAATGTTGTTAACAAGTATGGTTTTGATTCAGAAATAATTGTTAAAGATGTAGATGAAGAGTTTTCTTTTTTAGTTGAAATGGAAGCGATTGATGTTTATCGTAGACGTGGAATTAATTTAGTAAACAAAACAGATGGAGGTGAGGGAACATCTGGTTTTTCTCATCCACATACTGAAGATCATAAACAATGGTTAAAAGGCAATACTTTTGGTGCTTCTTCTTGGGGTTTAACTTTTAAAGGTAAAACTCATTCAGATGAAACAAAGGCTAGATGGTCAGAAATAAGAAAAAACAACACAAACAAAACTGGCAAAAAAATCTCTGAAGAAGGCAAAAAAAATATTAGTGCTGCAAGAATGGGTAAGCCTATTTTGGCTAAAAGAATTTTGAGCGATGAGCAAGTAAGAGAAATTAAAAGGCTTTTGCCTAATCAATCAATTGCGTCAATAGCACGTCAATTTTCTGTCGGTGAATCAACTATCCGTAGAGTGCGAGATGGTGAAAGATATGGAGATATAAATTAAATGGCATCAACAACATTCGTCAATTATCAAACAGTCATAGATGCTGGGTGGCTCAATGATGTCAACTCTGCGGTCTATTCTGGCACGTTCCAAGCGTCTACTATAACGCCTACAAACGTAACATCCTCTGGAGCTATTTCTGGCGCTACAGTTGCGGGAACTACGTCTGTAACCACACCTATTGTTAAAAGTGGTACGTCTTTATCTTTACAGACTAATGGTTCTACTACTGCGGTAACAATAGATACAGCTCAAAATATGGGATTAGGAGTTACTCCTAGTGCTTGGAATACATCTTATAAAGCACTTGAGTTTCCTAACGGAACTGGAGTAATGGCATATTCAGGCGGTGGCAATATTCCAGATTTTCACATTTTTGAAAATGCTTATTTAAATAATTCTTCAAATTGGGTTTATAAAAATAGCGGATACAAAGCATCAAGAATAGATTTTAATAATGGTAGTGTTAGTTTTGCTCAAAGCACCGATGCAACTCAAACTGCTGGTAGCACTATTACTTTTGCCACTAACATGACACTAGATAATAGTGGTAATTTAGGTATAGGTACAGGAACAAATTATGCCGCTGTAAATTTATATGTTGGAACAGCTACAAATGGTGGAACATCTCAAGGCGGTTTTTCTTTTGCTGGTGGTGGTACTGCAACATTTGATACAGGTCATGCAAGTGGAACGGCAAGTGGTGCTACATATCAAAGGTATATTTACAATGGTTCTGTAATTGGTTCAATTACACAAAATAGCACAACTGGAGTTTTATTTAACATCACTTCAGATAGAAGACTTAAAACTAATATTGAACCTTTGGCAAATAGTGGAGCAATTATTGATGCTTTATTGCCTAGAAAGTTTACTTGGACTTCTAATAACAAAGAAGATTTGGGTTTTGTAACAGATGAGTATCAAACAGTATTTCCTGATGCTATTACTGGAGAACCTAATGCAACAAAAGAAGAGGAATATGAAGTAACTCCTGCCGTAAAGGATGAACAAGGAAATATTACAACTCCTGCGGTTATGGGCACAAGAATTGTTCCTATATATCAAATGGGTGATTTTTCTACATCTGCTCAAATAGCGGTATTGGTAGCAGAAGTTCAATCCCTAAGAGCAAGACTAAAAGCAGCTAACATAGCTTAAGGAATAAAATGCCAGACTTTGGATTTGTTGGAGCAGCGTACCAAGCACCATCAATCTACCAAGATGCTCAAGAATGTATCAACTGGAGACCTGAAGTTGATCTTACTAAAGCACAAGGGGAGAGAGGGGTAGTTGCGCTTTATCCAACTCCAGGACTGACTACAAAGATTGTTTCTCAGAACCAACAAGAGGTCAGAGGCTTACGGACTCTTTCAGGTGGCTCACAATGTATGGCGGTGGTCGGGCCATATGTGTACGTTATTTCCTCTAACTTTACTCCATCTTTGGTCGGTCAACTCAGGACTACTACTGGTCGTGTTGGAATATCTGATAACGGAGTGAATGTCTATATTGTTGACGGATCTTATCGTTATACATGGAGAATTTCTAATCCTGGAGTAGCGCAGTTCAATGGTTCTATCTCAGGCACAACTTTAACTGTAAACAAGTTACAGACTGGCGCATTGGCGGTTGGTCAACAAGTATTTGGAATCGGTGTAACTCCTGAGACTGTGATAGTTTCAGGTAGCGGTACAAGTTGGACTGTTAATATTTCTCAGACTGTAGCTTCTGAGGCGATGAATACGGCAGCTTCGGGTGCGATTGTCACAGGCTCATTGGGGTCTGGAACTCTGACTGTAACTGCGGTTTCGTCTGGTACTTTGTATGTTGGACAGACTGTTCAAGGCACTTCAGTTACTGCAAATACTGTGATTACGGCTCTTGGTTCAGGCATAGTATTGTCTGGGTCTGTATCGTCTGGGGGTACAGGATACGCAGTAAATGATACAGTAACTGTTGTCGGTGGTACTTATTCACAACCAGCTACTTACGTTGTGACTTCTGTATCTGCTGGAGTTGTAACTGGAATTAGTCAAACATCTGGTGGAGTTTATACATCTAATCCTGTAAGTCCTGTAACGACTTCTACAAGCGGTGCGGGAACTGGTTTGGTGTTGGCTTTGACGTTTGGTACAGGAACTGGAGGAACTGGAACATATACAGTTTCGGGGTCGCAGACTGTAGGTTCTGAGACTTTATATGCTCTTAATTTCTCTGTACTGCCAACATCTGACGGAGCATTTAGCGGTGCGGATGTGGTGGATATTGTGGACAACTACTTTGTTTATAACTATCCTGGCACACAGCAATGGGGTGCGACTAATGCGCTGTCTCCTATTTCTCCACAATTGTCTTTCTCTTCTAAAGATGGCTCACCTGATAATCTAGTTTCTATTATTGTTGACCACAGAGAGATTTATTTGTTGGGTGAGACTTCATCCGAGGTTTGGGTGGATGTAGGTGCGTTTCCTTTCCCATTCCAAAGAATACCTGGCACAAATACTCAGCATGGAATTGTGGCTAAGTTTTCTGTATCTAGGATTGGTGACTCATTTGCTTATGTCTCAAGGGATTTGAGAGGACAAGGCACGATTGTGATGATGAATGGGTACACACCTACGAGAATCTCAACCCATGCTGTAGAGAACACTTTAGTCAATCAATACATTGGTGATGCGATTGCTTGGACTTATCAGCTAGAAGGTCACGAGGTTTACGTTGTATCGTTTCCTACGCTTGATCTGACATGGGCATTTGATATTGCTACTGGTCTGTGGCATAAATGGCAATGGGTTGATAACTCTAATGTCTATCACAGACACAGGGGTAATTGTGCGACTCAGTTTCAGGGCATTGTTTTGGTTGGAGATTGGCAAAACGGAAAGATTTACCAGCTAGACCCTAGTAATTACACAGACGATTCACAAGAAATTAGAAGACTAAGACGTACTCCTCATTTAACAACTGATTTGCAAAGGCAATATTTTGATGAATTGCAAATACAGTTTCAGCCAGGTGTAGGGTTACAGGGGAATAAGACCAAGCCTAATACCAATGCAACTGCAGGAATTGCAATTGCTGGGTTTGCGGTAGCTGGTGGGTCGTACATTGCGCCTCCTGGAGTAAATCCACAGGCAATGCTTAGATGGTCAAATGATGGTGGTTCTACTTGGTCTAATGAACATTGGACAAGTATTGGTGCAATAGGTGCGTATCAAAACCGAGCTAGATGGAGAAGACTTGGTTGGTCAAGAGATCGTGTGTTTGAAGTTGTGGTGACAGACCCTGTTAAAGCGGTTATTATTTCTGCCAACTTAAAAGCAAGTTCAGGGGATAATTAATGATTAATACTTTTGGATCAACACAAAACAATCCATATCCACAAACGGAATTTTTGGATGGAACAACAAAAAGACCGACTAGGGCATGGCAACAGTTTTTTATTAATTTGTTAAATTTTAGCAGTTCAAGTACAGCAACTCAGGGGTCGGGGAAACTTCCAGCTTCACCTGTGGGATTTATGAATGTAACAATAAATGGTAAGGCATACAAAGTGCCTTACTACAATCCATGAGGTGATATATGGGATTTACAATAGATGCAAATGGCGATGTTATCAATAATGCAACAGGCGAGGTTGTTGGCAACCAAAGCGATGGCTATTCTGTTGATGATAGTGGAAACCTTTTGCAGAATGGTCAACAAATTGCAAGTGCAAGTGATGCTTCTAGCAACCCGCTTCAATCAATTTCAAATTATCAAAATTCTTTAACAAATCCAACAAACAATTCTGGTTTTAATCTTTCCAGTTTGTTGGGTGCTGGTAATACATTGGGTAATGCTTTAGGTGGACAAAGTCTTGCAAACATAGGAGGCGCAGCTTATTTAGGTAATGCGCTTACCAATGCAGGACAAAATATTGCTGGGGCAGCTACTCAGCAAGGGTTAAACATTGGCAATACAGCTAATCAACAAATACAAAATTTAGGCAATGTTGGTCTTCAACAGGGTCAAAACATTGGCAACACAACTCAAAATGTTAGTCAAAATTTAAGTAATGTTGGTTATCAACAAGGGCAAAACATTGCCAATACTGCTCAACAGTTAGGTCAAAATATCTATGGCGTAGCTAATCAAGCGGGTGCAAATATTGGTGCTAATGCTCAACAAAACATTGGTAATTTAACCAATTTATACGGAACACAAGCACAACAATACAATCCTTATATTCAAACTGGCGCACAAGGTACTGCTGCACTTCAGCAAAATATGCCTTATTTGACAAGCCAGTTTTCTAATAAAGATTTAAATGCTCAATTAGCACCTAATTATCAATTCCAATTACAACAAGGTTTAGGTCAAGCACAGAACCAAGCAAATGCTTTAGGTGGTTTGGTTGGAGGCAATGCGCTTCAAGGACTTAATACTTTTGCACAAAATTATGCTCAAGGCGCTTATCAAAACGCTTTTAACAATGCTCAGTCACAAAAGACAAATATTTATAATACTCTTTCTGGTATAGCAGGAATAGGTCAAGCAGGATTAAATGCTCAGAGTGGATTAATACAAAACTTGGGTACTAATACTGCAAATATCAGTACAAATGCTGCAACACAACAAGCCAATCTTGCGACTAATGCAGCGCAACAACAGGCAGCACTTGGAACTGGCGCAGCTCAATCTCAAGCACAAATTGCAAGTAATATTGCTTCACAATTGGCAAGTTTGGGAGTTGGTTCTGCTCAATCTCAGGCACAACTTGCTTCTAATATTGCACAACAACAAGCTGGTCTTGGTACAAGCGCAGCACAAAATCAAGCGCAACTTGGACTTACGGCTGCCCAAGCTGCCGCTTCAGGTCAAACAAACGCTGCAAATGTTTATTCAAATGCGCTCAATTCTGTTGCTAACAATAACACGTTAGCTGCTTTATTATCAAAACAGACAACACCAAACATTACAGTAAACGCATCTGGTGGAAGTGCTCAAGGCGGTTCTGGCGGAAGTGGAGGCGGAGGCGCTTTAGGACAAGCAACTAATTTAGCAAATACAGTAGCTAGTAACGCTTCTGGCGGTGGTTTAATTGGTGCTTTGGGTAGTGCTGGTAGCGCTATTGGAGGTGCATTGGGCGCTGTTGGTAGCTTCTTTGGTTTATAGGAATAATTATGGCAACATTATCAGTTGATACTTCTTTTATGAATCAGCCAGGCCCAAGGGTGCAAACTTTGGGTGATTTGGTCAATACTGCTTCTGGTATACAAAACTACCAACAGGCTCAACAGTTAAATCCTGTTCAATTGCAAAACGCTCAAACTATTTTGCAACAGAATCAACAAGCGTTGCAACAGGCAAAACAATTAAATCCTTTAGAACTTGCAAAATCAAAACTTGAATTAGAAAAAAGACAAGCATTGCAACCATCTGAAATTGAAGCTGGTAAGGCTAAATCACAAGGCGAAGTCTACGAAGTACAAAAAAAATACTCTAATGAAATAAATGATGCAATGACATCTATGTTGCAAAGTAAAGCAATGCAAGATGGAAATGTTAATGAATTTGTTAAACACGTTGCAGATCAAAGAGATAGATTAATAGATCAAGGTTTGCCCAAACATATTGCTGAAACGCAATTTGCAAAAGTTATTAATGCAGCGGTTGATCCAAATAAAGGATTAAATTTTGTTAAACAAACATTAGAAAATACACAAAAAGCGCAAATTGGTGCAGTTAATAGACAAGGTTTGATGACACCACAAATTACTGAAATTAATGGTGTTAAATACTTTGTTAATCCTACTACGCAAAAACTTATGCCAGTTGGTCAAGAGCAAACTGCGCCAACATCACAACAAACCGCGCCACAAACTGCGCCAACTGCGCCACAAATTGCGCCACAAGGTCAAGCGCCTCGATTAGTGCAAGAAGACCCACAAATGTCTATACCTCAAGGCGTAAAAATCCCACAACTTAATGAACAACAAAAAATTGCTTATTCAAATGGGCAGACATTAAAAAATGCTAGTGCTGGAATGGCTAAGAATTCACAAGATTCTTTGCAGACAATCCGTAGAGTTGAGCAATTTGCAGATAAGGCGGCAGGAAGTGCGCCAGGACAATTGGTTAGAAGTTCTGGAAAATACTTGTTTGGTGATGCTGATTATGATGAGTTGTTAAAAAACATTGCTCGTATGCAATTAGACAATGCTAATACAATGGGTACACCAACTGACTCTGCAAGACATACTAATGAAGTTGCATCTGGAAGTGCGGACATAACAGAAAGAGCATTGAGAGATATTATTGCTAGGGCAAAGGCTGATGCAACAGGCGCAATCAAATTTGAAGCTGGTCTAAAGAGTTACATTGGTAAACGTGGTGATTACAACGGAAACATCAATGCCAACAAGTTTAAAGAATCATGGATTGCCAATTACGATCCAAGATTGTTAATGATTCAAAACGTGAACTCTTCTAACATACCAGCAAAACAAAAAACAAAAATGATTGAAGAAATCAATTCTGGTTTGACAGATCAAGAAATTGCTGATTTGCGTAAAAAACAAGAAAACCTTAAACGTCTGGAAAAAGGTGATTATCAATGACAGATTATGCAAATGATCCAGATGTGATGGCATTTAGCAGACCTAAGTCGGCTGCTGATTTAATTCCTACAAATGCGCCAAAAAGCAAAATGTCGGGCATACGTCCTGAATTGCAATATTCTGATTACGAAAATGATCCTGATATATTAGCGTTTGCACCAACTAAAAAGAAAGAAGAAAAAACGTCTAGCCCTGTTCATCAAATGATTATGAAGCATTTGGAAGAAAGACAAAAGGCGCAAGAGTATTTCTTAAATAAGATCGGTGGAGTTGTAGAGCCTGCATTGAGTGCTGTTACTGGAAGTATTGCTGCGCCTTTAGGTTCTGCATTTGGTGCGATCAATACCATGATAAGCCCCAAGTTTGGCACACAAGAAGCCTTGAAAAAAGGTCAAGACGTTGCTGCCAATATTCAACAGGCATTTACTTATCAACCAAGGACTGAGGCTGGTAAGGCTAATTTAGAAACTGTTGGCAAGATTGGTGAAGCTATTGGTACGCCACTTCCTGAGTTGGCTGGGTTTGCACCTTTGGCTGCACCAGCTTTATCTCAAACAAAAGGAATGATTCCCAAGGTCAGAGTTGAAAAGGTTGGCAAAGCTGAAGTACCTATTGCGCCTCCACTTACGTCTTTGCAAAGCGCTGGGTCTGCTGCAGTTGCACCAATAGCAGAAGCCAAGGCTGCTCTTGCTGATTTGCCTGCTCATATGCAAGAATCATTGGCAAATGTTGACCCATCTAAACTATCTCCCACAGACTTAAAAGTAATAAAAAACCATAAGAAATTTGCAAAGTTTGGAATGTTACCAACTGAAGCAGAAGCGTTAGAAGACACAACTTTAATGTCTGAAGAAAGAAACGCAAGGGCAAAAGACCTCAACTTACAAGCTAGATTTGAAGAGCGTGATCCTAAATTAATTCAGGCTTTCAATAACATCAAAGAAAAAATAGCACCTGACGTATTTGAAACAGACCCTATACGTTTGGCATCAATGCCATTGGATAAACTAAAAGCAGATTACACAGCTCATCAATCAAAAATAGCTCAGGCATACGAAATAGCAAATAAAGCAGCAGGAGAATCACAGTCTCCGATTGATGTTGGTGCTTTAAGAGAAAACATTATCAATGGGTTAAAAGAAAAACAACGCACTAGATATGTTCCTCCTCGTTTACAAGCTGATTTAGATGAAGTATTGTCCAAGGGTTACATGACCCCAGAAGAATACGAAAACTTTAGAACAGATACTGCAACGATTGCAAGGACATCAAAAGACCCTTTGGAATCACAGGCTGCGTACATTATTAGAGATAAATTAGAGCAAGTTCCAATTAAAGACGAATTTGCTCAATACAAACCCTTATATGATGCTGCAAGAAATGAAGTCAAGGCGCTAAAAGAAAAAGAAAAGATTCCAGCATACAAGGCTGCTATTTCTGACACAAGAACTGCAGATGAAATAGAGGCTGGTTTACCACATCCTGCTGCAAACAATTTTGTTGCAAACCATTATTCGTCAAAGACTGCGCCACTTAATGTGGAAAGACTTGTACAACTTATTGGTCGTGATTCCCCAGAACACCAAGCTCTTAATAAGTTAAAAATTGACGAGTTTAAATTAAATTCTGGCATTAGAAATGACAAAGGTACAGTTAGCCAGGCTAATTTAAATAAGCAAATCTATCATCAACACGCATCACATTTGCCTTATATGTTTGGTAATGAGACAACCCAAACATTACAAGACCTAGCAGATGTTGCTAATTTGAGTGAGCATACCAAAGGCGTACATCACGTTAATACCTCTAACACAGAAGTGTTGCGTGAGAAAAATGCAATTAACGCTGCTAAAGAAACCATTTCAAGTTTAGGGGCTAGTGCTGCTGAACAAGCAATCAATGCCAAAACTGGAATTGGAGGTACTGTTTTAAGAAACGTACTAAAAGGCAGAAATGAAAGACTTGCGCTTGAAGCAGAACAAAAAGCATTGGCAGAACTTTCCCAGCGTAGATTGTCACCAACTGCAGGAATCCGAAACTTATCTGATCTAGGAAAAACAAAATGAGTTACTTACTTTCACCTGTTGGTAATGGCGTTGCATTTTTTAACAACGTAGGTATACCTTTATCTGGAGGGCAGATAAACACTTACCAAGCTGGTTCTACAACTCCACTTACAACATACACAGATTCAACTGGAACTGTAGCGAACTCTAATCCTATCGTTTTAGGTACAAGTGGCAGACCTCCAAACGAAATTTGGTTAAACAGCGGATATTCATATAAGTTTGTCTTATCTGATGTTTCAAGTAATGTAATAGCGACATACGACAATTTATATGGTATTCCGAGTTCTACGTCTTCAAGTTCTACTTTGCCTAGTGGATCAATTATTCTTTGGTCAGGCTCTATCGGTTCTATTCCTAGCGGATATTATTTATGTAATGGCTCAAATGGCACACCAAATCTACAAGATACATTTATTGTCGGTGCAGGAAATTCTTATAGTGTTAACGCAACTGCTGCAATATTTAGTTCAGGTTCAAGCGCACCTAATTACTATGCTCTTTGCTATATTATGAAGTCATGACCATGAGCGATATTGACATGTTCAAATATGGTCAGCTGGTAGCGACTGTAGAAACTCTTGAGAGAAAGATTGACAAATTAGAGGCATCTGTTTGTCATTTGGTTGAACTTGCCAATAAATCAAAAGGCGGGTTTTGGGTGGGAATGATTGTAGTATCTGCAATCAGTTCTTTTGTTGGTTTTATTGTCCATTACCTGACGGGGAAATAAAATCGACCCTTTTACCCTTGCAATGATGGCTTTCTCTGCTGTAAAAAGCGGAGT